TGGCCATGCCCTCCATGTAAAGGCCGCTTCCTTGAGTACCGGTCGGGCCAGCGGTGGTCGTGGCGACCTGCGAGTCATTGACGAACAGGGTCACGTTGCCAGCGCCGTCAGAGTAGATTTCCCAGTCGAAGCACTGCTTCAGGACAGGCGTGAAAGAACTGGTCACATTGGTGACGGTCGTGCCGTTACAGACCTGAAGCTCGAGGGCTGACGATCCTCCGCCCTGAAGCCGCCAGCCGATGCCTCTACGATTTGAAGCCATGTCACCAGCGACGATGGTGTCATAGCCTCCAAGGGAGATGCGTGCAAAGGTATTCGCCGAGCCATTGTAGGTGGACAGAGAGAAGTGGCCAATCATGGAGCGACCAGACATCCAAATCTTCTTCGACCAGTTACGGGAAGTAAGGTTTGCTCCACGCTGGTAGCCAGCAAAGCCGATGCTTGATGCGTTAGTGTCATAGACACCCTTGGCATGGCCAGCGACGCCAGAGTTCGGGCTGACATATTCCTTCCAGCGTCCGCTGTTAGCGTTTGTTGCGGCACCAGCGCCAGACGTGCCGTTCACGCCGGCGCCTTGGTAGAACATCTGATAGCCAGGGGACAGCAGCAGTTCGCGAACGTTGTCGATGCTGGCGGCCTTGGTCGTGCTGACCGGGTCGTTGATGTCAGCAGTGGCGCCGAACGCAGGAACCGCCGCCGTGACGAAAGCCGTCGTGGCGACAGCGGTCGTATTATTGCCAGCGGTCTGGGTGACGGCGGTAGTTCCAGTCGGAAGGGAAGGCGTGCCGGTGAAGGCCGGGGAGGCGAGGTTGGCTTTCAGGTTGTCGGCCGTGGTCACGAAAGCCGTGGTCGCGATCTGCGTCGTGTTGGTAGCGGCGGCAGCCGTCGGAGCGGTAGGAGTGCCAGTCAGCGCAGGGCTTGCAAGGTCGGCCTTGTTCGCGGCGCTGGCGATCGTAAAGTAGGTCGAAGCAGCCGACGCCGTGGTCAGGTAAGAGGACATACCCGACAGAGTCTGGTAGGTGCTCGCCGCCGTGGCCGTCGTCAGGTAGTTGCTCGCCGTTTCGACCGCCATCGTGCCGAGGCCGAGGTTCGTCCGGGCCGTGCCGGTGTTCGCCAGACCGCTCAGGTTGTCGGCCTTGAGCAGGAAGCCAGACGGGCCAGGGTAGGCGACGGACTGGGTGACGCCGTCGGGATACTTGATGCCGCCAGCAGAAAGACGGATGACTTCGACAGCGGCGTCGACTATGGAATAAACACCAGACGAGACGGACGTGTAGTAGCCCGCGCTGTTGTCGATGCTGATGGCATAGTTGCCCGAATTGTTGAAAACCGAAAGACCAGTAAAGGTCGGAGAAGCCTTGGTTGCGTAGGTGCTGGCGGCAGCCGAGGTCGTCAGATACGAGCTCATGCCCGCCAAGGTCTGATAGGTAGACGCGGCGGTGGCAGAAGTAAGGTAGGTCGAGGCCGCGTCAGCCGAGGTCAGCAGGCCGAGGGCGCTGAAGGTCTTGTTTTTCCAGAGATCGGTCGAAGACTCGTAGGCCAGCAGGTTGTTATTGGCGACGGACGCGATGGACACGTCATGCAGTTCCTCGAGCTCGTAGCCGTTCTGGACGGCGACCAGGATGACCCCTTGCGTCGGATGAGCGCGGACGCAGATGCCGACATAGACGAGATGCTGGGGGGCCGAGGGCTTGGTGGTCGTCCACGTGCCGGCGGTCGTCGGGGAGAGGTACAGCTGCACGCCTTCGGTCAGCGCCGAAGTGTCGATGTTCTCCAGTTCGCCGCGGACGATGACGAAGCCGAAGCCGTTGTTCGCGATGGCGGTCTTGACGAAGCCGAAGGTCTGGGCGGAGTTCGCGTCATTGTTAGCCTGGGCCAGCGTGATCGTCGGGCGGTTACCCGTGGCGCCGTTGATGTAGACGATCGTGCCGGCGACGAGGGTCGAGCCGGTCTGGTTGCGGACGTAGACCTCTAGGTTGCGGGCGTTGGCCGTGCCCGAGAGGAGTTCCTGCTGGACGAAGGCGGTCGTGGCAATTGAGGTGTCGTTATCGCCTAGGGCGGCGGTCGGGGCGGTCGGGTTGCCCGTGAAGGCAGGGGAAGCGAGCGGAGCGTATCCTGATAGGCTGGCTGCCGTCAGGAAGCCCGATGGGTTACCCGTGAGGGGGTAGAACCCAGCGGTCACCCAGGACTCCGTAGCGAGGCCCGTCAGATTGACCGTCACCCAGTCGGTTTCGTAGGAGACGTTAGAGGTCTTCTGGAGGAACTGACCCGAGGTGCCTCCCGCAGGGACGCCCACACCAGGGGCACCAGCTGCGCCCGCAGGCCCAGGCACGCCGACCGAACCCGTCAAGGTGCCGACGACCGAGCCCGAGACCGTGCCGGTGATGGTCGACTGATCCGCCGCAAACGTGCCGGAGATGGTCCCGAAGGTCGAGGCCGTGGACGTGATGATCGCGTCGGGCATGGCTTAGACCGTGACGGAGTCGATGACGTTGACGCGGAAGATTTCGGAGCGGCTGACAGTCGAGCCGGGGAAGACGAACTTGATGTCCCAGCGACCTACGCCGATGGCCCAGGAGGACGTGTCCCCGGTGTAAGCCACCGTGAAGGACAGGCCGTCGCCCGCCTTGGTGACGGTCAGGGGGTACTGGTTGAACTGCTTGTCCTCGAAGGTCGAGGTGATGGTCGTCGTCAGGAGGTTGGCCGGACCAGACGCACCCGGCGTCCAAGTGAAGACGCAGGCGAAGGAGTTACCCCTCGAGATGGTTACGGTGTTGGAACAGCTCATCGGGTCTAACCTTGCCCCGATTGGAAGGGGGGGTCAGGTGATGGGGTCGAACAGGCCGATGTCGACGATCGTGTAGGTCGTAGGCGTCGGGGACAGGGTCTGGTAGTTGGGCGGGACGAAGGCGTCCGAGGTGATGGTGTAGACCTCGGCTGAGTCGTTCTCGACATCCTCCCCAATCAGTGTCGCGTGATACCTGTCGTCGAAGTTCTGAGCCGCCAAGTAGAAGTCGGTGTCATCAATCCGCATGGTCAGGTCGGCGATGCCAAGGCTGGAGTTGAGGCCGCGCACAAGCAGCCCGTTGCCTTGCTCGGTCTTGAAGGCGATGCCCGTGTCCGGGTAGACCTCGTTCCCGTCGAACCTAGTGGGCGCCGTATTCTGGATGACCGCACCCCGCAGCTTGGCCCAAGTGTTGATGCCGATGCCGCTGTCTCCGATGATGTAGCCCATCAGATGCGGGCGTAGTAGTACTGCGCCGTGTCGGTGCCGAGTTTGATACGGTCGCCCCACAGCGAGCCGCTGACATACTGCACGACCGAGATGCTGGGGCCGGTGGCCTCAGTGGCGACAGCCAGGAGCACATAGCCGTAGGTGTTCGTGTCGGCCAGTTCGACGTCCGAGTTGATGATGCGTGGGTAGTTCGCCGAGGTGTCGTCGTTACTGGGGAAGTCGTTGGTCGTGGCGTCCTTGCCGGCCCGCAGGTAGATATAGCACTTCTTGGTCGTCGCGTCGAAGGGCGTCATCACGGACACAGGCCAGTCAGGGACGCCAGAGGTAGTGCGGTCTAGTTTGACCCAGACGCTGTCCTCCTCGATCTGGGCGACCACGTTGTTGAGCGTGCCAGGGACGACCTGATAGAGCCACGCCGTGCCCGGGACGTCGTAGGTGATGTTGATGACCTTGAAGGGGTGATTGTTGGCCTGACCGTCAGGGCTGGGGAACGCTTCGGAAGTGTCCAGGGTGAAGCCCTTCGAGGACGAGTCGAAGGTGTAGCCGACTCCGGGTTGGATTTTCATCAGGCGGCGGCGTAGACGGCGGCGACGTAGCCCTCGCGGTTGAAGCGCAGCTCGTACTGGACCTTGTAGAGCAGGCCGAAGTCCTCGAAGGAAACCTGAGCAAGGAGCAACTGGTTCTTCCCGCTGATCGTAAAGGACGTTCCCATGTAAGTCGGGACTAATTCTTTTGAAGCAAACGTGCCAGTGCCGGAGGTCTTGCCTACCGCGTTGCGTAGGTTGTTAACTAGCGTAGCCGACGAGGTGTAGAAGACGCCTGAAAGGGAGCACTGCGGGGCTAGGTAGTTCGTCTTTCCATAGAAATCCTTGAACTCGGATTTCTTGAAGCCGAGGAACTTGCGCCCAGTCACGGCCTCGAAGGTGGCGCCGTTGTTGCCTTGGTACTCAGTCGAGCCGTTAGGGCCAGTGACAGCAGTGTATGCAGGGGTCGCAAGGGAGCCCGTGCCGACGCCAGCGATGGGCGTACCAGTGAAACCGCCTGCGCTATACAGCTCGAAGAAGTTCGGGTGGGTCGTAATGTTATCCGAAGTCAGCCCCTGCGAGCCGGTGATCTGCGGGTCGGTGGACGAAGCCCCTCCGTCGATGCCGACATAATCGACCGTCAGCGTGGCGATGCCGAGCGCGTCATAGGTGATGCTGTAACGGTGGGCGTTGCAGTTGGCATTGATGGGACAGGTCGAGCCGCGGTTGACGACCGAGCCAAGGGCGGCGCTTTCGTCCGCCTTCCAGATGACCGTGGCCGTAAGTAGGCCGTAGCCGTCGTCGGAAATCTTGGCCCCGGGCTGTTGGACCGGGGTCGTGAGGGCGTTGCCGTTCTTTACGATAGCCATAAATTATTTCTGAGGGGTCTTGGTGAAGTCTTCGGACATGAAAGGATTACGATCCACGAGGTTCTGGAGAAGCCCGGTCTGCTTGCGCTGCTCTTCGAGCTGGGCGTTCATGGCTTCCATGACCGGGTTCGGGCCAACGCCAATGACGTTGCCGAAGCCTTCGGGGCCTTTGAAGTCGGCGGCCTTGGCCTTATTGCCGGCGGTCGGGACGATTAGTTTATCCTCGTTGGCCTTAAACCAAGCCTCGATTTCGTCGCGGACTTTCTGCGTCTGGGCCATTTCGGAGATGGTGAACATCGTGGCCTCACCTTCAGGGCCGGAGAATTGCGGGAGGTACTTGTTGTAGATGCCTTGCCCTTCGCGGGTGTTCAGGAAGTCCTCGTAAATCTTCTGAGCGCCGAGGCGTACCTTCTGCTCTTCCTCCTGCTGGGCGATGCGGTACTGGACGAAGGATGCCTGTCGCTTCTGCTGAGAGGTAGCGAACTGGGTGTCGCCCTTGGCGATCAGGTCGAGCCCTTCCTTGGCGTCCTGCTTGGCCTTCTCGATGTCGGCCTTAATCATCCCAAGGATGTTCTGAACGATGACCATCGGGGCAATGAAACCGAGGGCGATGTCCTTGAACGCCGTCGAGAACTTCTTCTGGATGTCTTCGACTTGCTTGCCGAACCCGGTCGTGGCCGACTTGGCCTTGTCCATGGCCTGCGGGACGTCCGAAGTCGTCTTGATGTTAAGCTCCAGGGATTGTGCCATCGTCAGGTGTTTCCTTTGCAGGATTGGAAGGGGTCGCGGCGGCTTTCTCCTTGGCTTCCTCTTCGGCCATGAACGCTTCTTCCTCGGGCGACATGATCGCCACGTCGGCACCCTTGCGGATAGCCAGGGCGGAGTTGAGCCAGATGGCCTGACACTCCGGCATCTCCCAAGCCCGCTTCTCTTCAATGCCAGACGCGATGAGGTTGGCGACGATGGACAGCGGCCATGGCACGCCCTTGTCACCGCCCCCAGACTTGGTCTTGGTCTGCTCCCAGAACTTCGGCCAATCCTGGACGAGGATGTAGCCGGCGAAGGCTTCCAGCAGGCGCTCAAACTTGGCATGGTTGCGGGTCAGTGACATTATCCGCAGCTCGTCGACGAAGCCAATCTTGTCCCCTAGCGGTTCCTCGGCGCAGACTTTGCAGGCGAAGAGCAGATCGGCAGGGCTGATGCCGCTGGAGCCCGTGACTAGCGGCGAGTCAAAGGCCATCAGACGCACCCGGTACTTCAGGCACCAGGGATAAAGCGAACGACCCAGCAGCCGAAAGGGCGCCGGGTCGACATAGGCATTTAAGAAGCGGCGGTCCACTTCCTTGATGCTAGCCCCTTTGCGGGGAAGTCAATTAGGCAGGCGTGATGCCTTCGTAGTCGATGGCCGTGATGGTCACAGCCGTGAAGCCCTTGTTCGAGCCCTTGTCGTCAATCTTGGTGATCGTGCCGACGAAGGACGCGGAGGCCGAGCCAGCCGGGTAGGCCGAGAGGGTGTTGACCGTGAAGGACAGGGCGGCGCCGAGCACCGGCATCGAGGTCGTCTTGGCAATGCCTTCGATGGTGATTTCGCTCTTACGGTCGTCCAGTCGGTGCGTTTTGGTCAGGCCAGTCTCGTCAACGACAGTCACGTCCGCGTTGAAGGAGGACGACAGGCTGTAGCTCTGGACGAAGAGGTTGGTGACAGTGCCTGCGACTCCGTAGATGCAGGCGGTTCCGTTAGAGATGGCGGCCATTTGAATATGCAGGGTTTGGAAGGTTACGCGGCAGGCAGGACCACTAGCACGTCAAAGGAGAAAGCCGTCGCCCAGGAGCGTTCGTCGATGCCCTCGTCTTCGGAGCCGATCGTGACGTCATAGCAGGTCGCGTCAGTGCTGGTCACGAAGGCCGCCTTGATGCTGGTCAGGTCACGCATATTGCCGGACAGGGCGGCGCAGCGGGCACGGTGGTCGGCGAGGGTCGTGTCGTCGGCGTTGGAGAAAAGGGTGATGCGGACGGAGCAGGAGTAGTTACCCAAGCCTTCGGGCAGATCTCCAGGAGCCCTGGCCGAGTCGCAGAGGACCACGGCCTTGGGCAGGGTCTGGGTCGCGGCGCTGTCCCCGGTCAGGAAGGTGACGGTGGTCAGCCCAGTCTGGGTCGAGAGGTAGGTGGCGAGGGTGGACTCGACGATGTGCCGGATGCTCTTGGTGCCCATTTCCTTTGCCCTGATTGGTAGGGAAAGGGGCTTGACGGACGGGGGTGGGGGTGGTCTACTTATCCCGCTCACCGATGATCTGCCAACAGGACCAAGCCCTTGCCGACTTCTTCGCCATGTTCGAGAAGGCCGTGCCCCATATCCCTAAGCCCCGCGCCGTGAAGGCCCGTAGCACCGCCATGCTGGCCCGCCTCTACGATGGCGAACTGCCGGCCTCGTATGTCTGCGAGCCCAAGGTCGATGGCCTCCGCGTCATCATCACCGCCGACCTCGACACCCGCCGCGTCTCCTTTGCCACCCGTAATGGCAACCCGATGTCCTCCCTCGAGCACTTGGCTGGCGAGGTGCTCGAACTGCTCGCTGATCGTGCTGGCCTCTGGACGCTCGACGGCGAGGCCGTGTCCGGGCAGTCGTTCTTCACCTCTGTCGGCGACCTCCGCTCCGAAGCCCCTGCCGACGATGCCCGCATCTGGCTGTTCGACATCCCCTCCTGCGATGGTGATTACAGCACCCGCCGTGCCTCTCTGGAGGCTTTGTTCGCTCAGTCCTACCCTTCCTCCATCCTGCTCATCCCGAGCGTCTCCTGCACCCCCGAGGAAGCCTTCGTCCGCTTTACCGCCGAGGGCTTCGAGGGTGCCATGGTCAAGGACACGACCGCCACCTACCGCCACGGCGTCCGCTCCAGAGCTTGGCTTAAGGTCAAGGACTGCGACACCACCGACGGCCAGATCGTGGACATCGTCGAAGGTTCGGGCAAGTGCGCCGGCATGGCTGGTCACATCGTCGTGCGCTGCGGTCGCCGTGATGTCAGCGTCGGCACGGGCATGGACGAGGCCACCCGCCGCGAACTCCTGGCTAACCGCTCTCAGCTCATCGGCAAGGTCGCCGAGGTAGACTTCCAGATGAAGACCCCGAAGGGCTCACTGCGTCACCCGGTGTTCGTCCGGGTCCGTGGCGACAAGGCTTAACTCCTGCGGCCTGCCTTGATGCGCCGGATTGTGCGCTCAACATACTGCTCCATGTCAGCCTTCATCTGGCGGTCACGGTTGCCAAGGGCCAAGGCCATCGTGTTGGCCTCGTCTGCGATGGCGTTCACATTGCCCATCAGGTTGCCGATTGTAATCATGTAGTCCTTGGCAGTTTCAATTGCGCGAGAGTAACCGCCGGCCCCAGCGTGTCGGGCGATGTAGCTAGCCTTGCGTAAGTCGGCCCCGTAGTTGATTGGGCCGTTCTTGCCGGATGGCATCGGCAGTCCCATCAGTGCCCGCAGCCAAGCCGCCTTCGTCTTACCGACCGCGACCTGTCGCTCCTTGATGTAGTCGTCCAAGTCTTTCTTGCTTTCGACCAGGAGGCGAGGTTCGCCCAGCTTCTGGCCTCGCTTCATGCGTCCGCCGAACTTGGCCTTGATTCGGTTGTGATGGGCACGAAGGTCGGTCGCATACTCAAGGCCATACTCGTTGACCTTAAGGGGGACGCGGTTCAGGTAGTTGCGGGCCTTCAGGAACGCCCGGTCATAGTTCGGGTCGTTCAGGATTTTAGTCATGATCGGCGAGATGCGTAGGGACTCCAGGCTGGAGCGTCGCACGACCTTGTCGAACATGGCGCGGTTGTTGGTCTGGGTAGCGTGGGCGAGCGTGCGGAACACGATGGCCTTCTGGCTGGAGATGTTGCGGTCGCCTACTGCCACGAACATCTTGCGGATGTCCCCTGCCACGGCGCCGTCGCCAGCCTGCCGTGCCTTGTCGGTCAGACCCTGACCGCCACCCTTGACCAGCGGGGGAGTGAAGCGAGCCATGTCCTCGCAGATGAGCGCAGCTTGTTTCTTGGCTACGTCCTTCTCGGCCACGCCCAGCATCCTAGCGATGTCCTCCAGCGTCGTCTTAAACTCGGCGTAGGACTTCGGGACGATTTCAACCTTCACCACGGCGGGTTACTGGTTGTCGTCGATGACGAGGAGAGTGACCCATGCCGACCCGGGCTTGTAGGTCTGGGTCGTGATGCGGACGGTCTTACCGCCGGCTACGATCTTCTTGCCCTGGGCTAGGGACGGGATGACGGCACCCGAGGCGATGATGGCAGCCGATGCCCCCGTAGACCCGTCTGGGAGGCTCCAGGAGGCCGTTACAGCGGGGAGCCTGACCGAGTACTGGGTCCGCTCCATATACCCCCCTGACTCGAGCACCGTGGCGACCGCAGGGTCGGAGATGAGGCAGGAGAAGGTGATGGCCCCGGAGTTGGCCGACCCGGCTACGCCGAAGTCCGCGATCATCTCCTTCGCGTCAGCCAGAAACTCAGAGTAGAGGCTCATCTGTAATTGCCCGATTTGGTAGGGCACAAAAAAAGACCCCCATTG